TAAGATCACCGTATTGTCTGAACCCGCAGGATCAAGCTGCGCTTCGGTTTGTGTGTGAGCACCCGGAGAGTCCGTATATACAACCTCAACTTCAGCCGACGTTGTGGCTGGAGGGTACACAAAAAACTCTTTGGGCTGACGAGGGTCAAACGTGTAGTGCTGAATAGACGTCGTACCTGTTTCAGCGTGCCATGCGGGGCGCTGATCGTCCAGAACGCTTCGAGCCACAAGGCGAATAACCTTGTACCCTGACGAACTGGCTAAATTACGCGTCACGTCCAACAAACGAAGCCCTGAGGGGAACTCCGACGTTAAAACCTGCCGTGTGCCTGCGGCGCAAGTAAATGAGCCGGTTTTGGCGTTAGCATCAGGACGTGCAAGTGTAATCGCGAGATAAGACTCGTTCATCCAGTTTTGCAGTTCTGTGCGCGGCCAGCGGATATTGGTGTCCTGTAAGACATCCTCTACCCGACGAATAATGTCCGTGACTTTTACGGTAGACATCCGTTACCCCCTATTCGCTAGATTTGGGTGCAGCGGCAGCTTTAGTCGTCTTCGACTTAGTACTCTTCGCTTTAGGTGCGGGAGCAGGCTTAACAGTCTTAGCCATCTCTTCGCCTTCGGCAGTTAGAACCATCTTGTCGCCGATTACTTGGGCTACAACCACGCGGGAACCGTCGACTTTAGCGACTGCTTTATTAGCAACAACCTCAGCACCTACGGCGTTAATTACCTGAAAAACATCCATAATAACCTCCTATGGTAAGAGAGGGGGGCGAACCCCCCTCAAATGGGCTATTAAGATGCTGCGCCAACAATAGTTGTAATCAGTGCCTCAGGCTTAATGACCTTGCGACCATACACGGCTAGGCCGCGAACGATGTCACCGAAGTCAGTCTGATTGCGCAGTGGCTCAGTTTTGCTGATCTGCGAAGCGAACGCACAAGATGCTTTCGTTCCTGCAACCATCATACGACGAGCCTTAGCGTTAGACACGGAAGCACCGCCAGAAGTAGCAGCAAGACCGGCGACCAATGCTTTACCAGCAGCGCCCTTAGGTAGAAGGTTAGAAACGTAAACCTCGAAGCGATCCAACATACCGATCTTACCGGTACGGATGGTGCTTGAAGCATCACCTGTGAAGTACGCCTGAGCGATGTCAGTTTGCATGAGCAACTGGCGGTCGAATGGCGAAAGGATCAACCAGCGGCCATCTTCAGGAACGTTTTGCTCGTCGAGAGCGGCTGACATACGAAGGATCGCATCCAGTACGTTCTTAGGAGTAGCTTGGTCGATTGGAGCAACGTCAGTACCGAGGTTGTACTCGCCAGACAAAGCACCGGCTGTGCCGCCTGCGTTATCAGCGTGAGCACCTTCAGTTACGAACCAGTTAAAGAAACACTCGTTTTCGATGTTGATCTTCAACTGCTTAGCAGCGTCATCGGTGAACATGTTCATCAAGTCCATATCGGCTTGGTGAGCAAGAACGTCGTTTACCTGAACGCTAAAGTACTTACCCTTGTCGATCTGCATGTCTGTGTAGATCGGAGTAGGAACTTCAGAAGTCAGTGTAGTGCCAGCACCAGCGTAATCGTTGATAGTGATTGAAGGTGCAGTACGGATGCGAATGGTGTCACCTTGGTTCGCAATCTCGCCTTCCCAATCGGTATTGGCGATTTCGGTCATCATGGTGTTCGCGTAGAACTTAGCGTTCAGTTTGTTAGACCACAGTTGTGGAATAAATCCGCCTGAGTAAGACGGGTTAGTGTCGAATGATCCTGATCCGACGACGGGGAATACAGCAGCCATTGTTGGCCTCCTTAGATTAGTTGGTTACTAACTGCTGCTTTTCTTTCTGTACACGCGTTAACAGGTTTACTATCGAACACGGCCTTCAAGATAGGCGGCAGTTATTTCTGCTTCAAGTTTAGTGGCCTCGTCGTACTGATGCCGCGTATTCAAATTGCGTATCCGGTTCCAAGCTGCGGCGATTTCTCTTTCAGAGTAAACCTTAACATCTTTTCCCACGCTCTTTGTGTTCGCGGAGTTAGCAGAACGATTTGGCGCGACCTGTTTCTCAAGTTCGGCTTGGCGAGTCTGACGCTCCTGCGGTACTTCCGGCTCTAAGGTTTGCCTCCACAGCTTCACGTAATGTGCGACTGCGTCTGCGTCCCCTGTGTTAAAAGCCTGTGCCGCCTGATCTCTGCGAGGTCCACGAAGCATGGGGTCATGCTCGTTTAGCCACGCAATCCAACGCTCGTCTTGGTCGATCTCAGCGAAGTCAGGAACCATCTGAGACAGTCTCTGCGCAAAGCTCATCTCGCCTACTTGATTACCGGTTTGCTTCAGTTGGTTTTGAAGCTGCGCGATAACTTCGTTTTGTTGCTCAAAACGTTCCTCGTAATCTTGAGAAACTTCCTTCGCAACACGACGTTGGACCTCAATCAGTTCTTCACCAAATTCGGCTCGATCTTCATCGGTCACATAACTAACTTTCTCCTTCGGCTTTGTCGGCTCTTTGGGCTTCGCTGCCAAACTCTCAGTGAGTTTAGTTAGTTTAGCCGTTAAGTCCTTAACTTGCGAATGCAAGCGTGGGACTTCAGCATCGTACTTACCCCTTAGGGTTTTGTACTTTTGCTCAAATTCATCCGCTACGTCCGTCGGTGACGTGTTAGCTGGCTCTGCTTCCTCAGGTTCAACTGCTGCTTCCGCTTCGACTGGTACTTCTGCCTCTGTATCCTCAGGCTTTCCCTCTAAAACTTCAGGCTCTTTTGCCTTCTTTTTCTTCGGTTCGTCCTTTTGGGCTGTAAGCGTTTTCTCTAGTTCTTCCACTTCGGCAAGCTGAGCTTGCACCTGTTTTGGCAATGCCATGGTTCTCTCCTTAAAGCACCAACTCTGTTCCTAGCGTCCCGTGGGTATGCTGTTCCCGTTATGGTGTGCTTCTCGTATTGTGCGCAAATGCGCGGTTCTCTACCTTCTGCGAGTCTTTGACTGCGTCCAGTAAATCTGCAAAGGCTTCCGCTCTTCCTTGCAACCGGTGGATTTGTACCATGTCGGATGCGTGAACGAGCTTCTGCTTGGCGGATTCTTTCTCCGCCTCGACTAACCTCAAGAATGCCTCGTTACCCGGCTCTCTCAGCCTGTTTAGGGCTGATACGGCTTGTATATCGGCATTGTTCAAGTCAATCATAACTCAAAACTTATATCATATGTGTTAACGTGTCAACAAATAGACACATTAACGTCCGTTTGGACGCGGACTGATAAAGTTGTCTTGTCTACCTCCTTTCGGGGTTCCGTCTTCCTGCAAGTTAGCAGCTTCCGTAGCAGCCTGCTGTTGTTGCATCATCATCATTTGCTGCTGCTGCTGGGCTTGCTTTTTCTCAATATCTTCTCGGCTAGGGACAAGACGGTCAACATTGGTGTCAAGATTACCGGCGAGATCGCGCATGAGTTCAGCCGTACCCGCAGGTCCAACAATTTCTTGCGCAACCGGACTCTCCAATACAAGACGGAGGAACTCATTTTTACGTACAGCCTCAGCCTCTTTGACGACAAGCGACATCGCGCCTCGTGCAACAATTTGTACATCACCAATTAAATCCGGATCATCCGAGTACCGTAGGTTACGCTGGTACTGGCGCTCAAGCATTGGGGTAAGCACGTCATGGTCTACGTTGCCGATAACCTGCTTAATGCTTTTGCCTGCGTTAGAAATAAGCATAGACAGACCGGACGACGTACGTCCTGCGCCCGGCACATGCTGCCCCGTCATGTAGCGGGGTATGCCTGACACCTCATCAGCTAGTTCCATAAACTTCTCAAACACGGCCATAAGCTCGGCTGCGTTAGAGTTTGGTTGGAAAAACTGCATGGGGGCAGAGGCATCACCGTATTCAGAAGACTTAAACTGCCAAATCTTCCAAGGGTACATCTGCGTTATATCCTCGCCTGCTGGCAAACGACTAACGTTAACGCCGACCTGTGGGCCAGATGAGATGCCCATATTGTTCGCCAGTGCTCTCGCAGCGGCGTTACACATATTCTGCGCGTCAATACAAAGGTCGGCTACCCCATTTCCGTCGATACGTCCGGGGACTTTCTCGAAAGAAGTGAGGTAGTACGGTTTACGCCCTAGCGGGTCGTAATTCAAAACAGCCTTAATGACTGTGTTATTCACCATCCAGACTTCGCAAGGGTACGACTTCTGGGGATCATCAATATCTTCTTCGGACAAGCCCCACTCGAGGAGCATGTCGCCGGGAATAGAATCCCATAACTGCAACGCAGCAACGACATCGCTGTGTGCTTCGTCAAAATCTTTTCCTGTTACGGACTCCATCTCGCTATCGTCGTGGTCTAACCAACCAAACCCGCCTGACCCAAAGTCAGTGAGGAGCGAACGAATAGATGCTTCATCGTAACCTTCGACACCTAACATCGCCTCAACATCTTCACGTGTTAAGTGGTGAAGCTCCATGACAGGCATGTTCTGGATGTCATCGCCCCAAGGAGCGTAGTAGAACTTGTACGGATCAACGCGTTCCCACTCATCCCGCAGTACGTCCACAGCGGCTAGACCGCCCTTAACGTATTTCATAGCCTTACGCTTACGGGGGATTGGGCCTTTCAGGACCGCGAACGGGAAAGTAGCTAAATCGTTTGTAAATTCGTAGAGAGCCTTAACCCACCCGCCTTCGGCGAGTTGGTCTTCC